TGTACCTTTACATAAATAACCACGATTATTCAAAGCAAAGCTACTTGGTCTATATTTATGCGGCAATGGGTAATCTGCTTTAGTAGTCCAACTATTTGTCCCTACAGTATATTCAAAAGTGTCTCTGGTCAATGATGGTGTATTATACCACCCCCAAACATAGCCTTTACCATTTAATCCTTCAGCTGTAATACCCCACATGCTTTGAGGCGAGTCAGCTTTACTTGTCCAGGTATCTGGATAGAACTCATCAGTATCATCTAGAGCAACTGTGCTTTGTGCAGCATTAGAATTTCCACCAAAGACATAGCCCTTATTACTAACTGTTGCAGCTGCTATATAACGTCTTACTGGGGCAGGACCATCTGCTCTAGATATAAAAGTATCTGGATTATATTCATCACAATAATTAACTAAGTCTGATGCTGTATAATCTGGTCCTTCAAATGTTTGACCATAATATAAAAAACCTTTTGAATCAATCAAGGATGTTCCACCATTACGTCTTGGGGGCCATATAATATTATTCTGAGCGTTCCACGTATCTGAAGCGTAATCATATTCTTCAACGTCATGACCCCAAAACGTATAACCGTTACCTATACCAGTACTATCATCGGTTATATATGTAGGTAATTGTGCTGGTGATGCTTCAGTAACAGTAGTATAAACAGTTATATCATTTTTACTGGCGCAAGCATGGCCACCAACGGAAGTATTTAACTCAGCTTTAGCAGACCAATAATCATTTTGATACTCATTAGTGTCATTGACTAATGAACCATTATCACCGCCACAAACATATACCCTTGTATTAATACTAAAAGAACCTGTTCTATTTATTATCGCTGGCGTTATTGCTTTAGTGATCCATGTATCATAACGATATTTAAAAAAGTCTCTATTAGATGTTTTGGCTAAGTAACCACTACCATAAATATTACCACCGGATTGGTCAGAAGTTACTACTGGTGTATCTGTTTTAGCTACCCAAATGTCAGTAGAACCATATTTATAATTTGTAGCTAGTGTAATTCTATCATTATTATAGCCGCCAAATATATAAATATTATTATTGATATTGATACCAGTTATCTTTGAATGACCAGTCCCAGGTATAGGTGTTTTACTCACCCATAAATCTGGGGTGTATTCATCAGTATCTGAGAATGCCACACTATAGACATTATTAATCTCATCATTACCGTCGCCCATCTCACCACCGATGAGATAACCTTTATTATTCATTTCTACTGCTGTAGAATACATACGCCTTGGACGTAAAAAAGATTTACTGGTATAGGTATTATTATTAAATTCTGTAGTAGCATCAATCATATCACCATGTGTACCACGGCTACCAGTAAAGATATACTGCTTACCATATATTGAACACGCTGACGAGAAAATCGATCCTGACCATAGGTCACTTTTAGCTACCCATACGTCGGGGACATACTGTTCAGTGTTGTTCAATATTGAAGTATCTGCTGAACCACCACCAAAAGCGTAAGCAGTATTATCTACAATTCTATCAGCTTTAGTAGTAAAACCCCAAGAATATAGTGTTGTTGATAATACTCTATCACTAAGTATATAAATACTCATTATGTCTCATCTCCACTTAGAAACATTGCTACGTCTGCTGAACTAGAATGGATTTTAATCTTGTCTTGATTCGCAAAAACCATTTTTGAATCTATGACAAAAGGTGAATTACCTTCAGATAATTCAACACGCCAACGTATTTTTTCAGTATCACCGCTGTCAGAAAAGATTACATCTATAGTCGCATCGCTACCAAAATTAGATATAATCATCGACAGTAGTATAGCAGTCTTACCACTGTCTACTTGCATAGCTGTAATAAGCTCAGAACATTTTATAAATCCAGATGCTTTAGTATCCGGATCAACGTTATCAGATAGACGAACATAAATTCTGTTTTCGCCTATAGAATCATTGTCTCCCCAACTCCATTCACCAGCGTCTAACGAACCTACTGTAGCCTTAGTCATAGCTACACTGTCTTCAGTCACTGTGAATGGTTCTTCATCTACGTCTGTTTGATTATAATAATACTCATTAGTACCACCACTGGATGCTGTCCAATAATTTGAACTACCATCGTTTAATGATTTCAGTGGACAACTAGGTTTATCCCAATTTCTTAAAGCCATTTGTTCCTCCTAACCGAAAATTAGAGCTTGTAGTCTGATCCATGCTTCAAGCTCTGTCATAGTTCTAGTGCTTTCATCAATCAATTTACCAGATGTACCACTGAATACTGCTAAACGTGCGTCTGTTGACGATGATGGACCTGAAACATCTCCACCACCAGCATCAGAGATAGCAGCCCTGATCGCTTGTTCAGTAGCAATATTAGCATCACTACCAGGGCTACCTAATGTAGTTACAACAGCCTTACCATTCTTAAGTGTTTTACTGTCGGCTCCGTTCCATTGTGGAACATACTCGTCAGTATTTGTAGCTGGCCCTTCAACATCACCATAAGGGCTATAAGGCAAGCTACTGTAGGCGGTACTACCGTCGCCTACTTTCATCTTATACGGCTGAGTATCTGTTTCAAAACAGACCTCACCCTTAGCTGGAGTTGGGTCTTCTGTCGCCCAATTTGCAGCCAAATCAAAACGTAATTGAATCTGATGTAAAACAGCCATAGTTATTTTCCTTTAAAATGAGTCAGCATTACCGCCAAAGATACCATCATTGACATACGTTGAATCCGCGTTACCACCAAAAATACCCATAGCAGCACTACGAGCGTTTTCATGTATATATTGTCCAGCAGCATGGTCATACATTAAAAATTTATTATCTTTATCTATTGCTGGAACCTCAACAGTTTTTGTTCTAATCTTTTCAGCATCGTGTAACAGATCAGTAATATCTGATTCGGTATGAGTATGAACTTTGGCTGCAAAATCAGTGTAAATTTTGTACGCCGAAAGTAGTTCAACAGTTGTATAGTTACATTTAATATAGCCATATGATTTTGAATCAGGGTCACTAGCATCGTCTAAACAGACATAGATTCTATCCTCACCGATACTATCTAAGTCTCCCCAACCCCATTCACCGTGATTTAATTGTCCTACTGTTCCCTCAGTAGCCACAACATCATTTATCTTTACTTCATATGGCTTACCTTCAATGATACCTGAAGCATTATAATAATATTCTATAGTATCTATACTACCGCTTGCACTTACGCTACCGCTTGAACTATCTACATAAGTAGACAATGTCCAGTAATCAGCCAACGAACCAGACGCTGAACCTGATCCTGAGCCAGGGTCAACTAGTATTTTCTCTACAGATATTTCACGATGTTTATCGCTATCAGCTATATGTGTATCTATTTCAGCATGTGTATAAGTACCTTTATTAACAAGAGCAGTATGATCATTAGATACACCTAGTGTTGTACGAGCTGTTGCTGCATCGGCGTCATCTAATAGCGTCCTAATAAAAGTGGTACAAGTTATTTCACTTACAGTACCGCCTACTCGACAGATTATTTTATCATCAGCACTTATCTGTAAGTCAGTAGCAAGCCTTGTAACAATCTCATTAATATTTGATGTTGCCTTATTTACTTTAGCCCAAGGAATCTGGTCATTAGCTAATATAGTAATTAAGCTGGCCAACAAATTTGTAAGTGTAATCTTACCAGAACCGGCAGTACCTTCAGATACATCAACAACAGCAAGAATATCACTTGCTTCAATAGAAGTAAAGTTTACTAATCCACTTATTTTCTTAGTCATACTATTTCTCCTTCAAATTCTATTGTTGTAGATTTTAAAAATCTACTTGATGATGTACTTTCGAATGGTTGATTAGTTATTAAACCTGACCATACAATACCGTTATGGTCTGTTAATTCTATCAAACTACCTGCTGATAAGTGTATAAAGTTTTTAAGATTTTCAAGCATAGTTCGTGGCATACTACCAAATGTTAATAATAATTTTTTCGTTTCTGGTATTATTTTATAAGTACGAACTAATCCTGCCATATCAACTTTAAAACTTAAACGATGATCTACATCATATGAGTCATTAAATTCAGGATTCTGAATCGTGACTATTAGTGTAGGTGCACCGTATGGGTATTTTAATGTTACCATTATTCGAGACTCTCTATTGCAAGTTGATCAACTTCATCTTCTGTAACAATTAGCTGATTGTCTTCAGTAACAAGCAAAAAATATTCCTCACCATCTATAGTTTCATAAAGTTCTTCAGTCACAGTATTCCTCGTTAGGATATATTTTAATTTGTTGACTTGTTATAATTTCAAGAGTAAGTTCATATTTACAATTATGAATTTGAGCAGGATTAAAATTAGAACTTATTATATATCCTGTTCTTGATACATTATAATGATCAGTAAAAGTTACAGTAAGTCCCAAATTATTATTAAAAAATGTTTCAAGATTACTGAGTTCTGTACTGGTCTTAATATTAAAAGTATATCTGAATGTTTCAACTGTAGGCCAATTATTATCTTTAAATACTTTTAATGTACCTTGTCGTGTTTTTCTAAATATACTATTTTTATCAAGGGCATAATTATCATCAAGATTTGGGCTACCTAATGATATACTTCCTATACCTGTCATAGAAAAGCTCATAATCTTATTGTCCCTCTACGGATTTCACGGCGTAATTGATTACCTAATTCTATTACATTCATTCGTTCATTTGCTGAAATATGGATATCTCCAACAGTTGTTGAATTATTTGTTGTAACAGGCCCGCCATCAGCGAAACGAGGAACACTATTATTCATTGCTAATAGCTGACCATAGAAGCGTCTTGTGGCGCGAGCATTAACAACAAATTCTCCAGGAGATAACATAGCAGGAATAGTATCTGTTCCCTTTGGAACAAAGCCTCCAGCTGCTTTATATGTTGTTGGATTAAGTGTTAAAGAATTAGAAGCACGTTGTATATTTAAATTTAATAACTGTAAATTATTAGTAAATGTACTAAATTTATTTACTAATGTTGTAACACTTCTATTAATATTATCAAAATAAATTTGGCTATTTCTATAATTTTCTAATGCTTCAGACTGCACTCTAGCTTGTTCAGCATTAAATTTTTCAAATGCGATACGTTGAGCTTCTAGTCTTTTAGTATAGCCTTCATCTTGAGTTACTTCTAAAAGACCTTCTTCTATCAATTTACCACGTAATTGATCTCCAGTTTTATTATTTAAAAGATCAGTATTAAATTTAGTTACATTACCTCTTAATTGTTCAGCTTGTAAACTAGCTTCTTTAAACTGGTCACTTATATTTATATACTCTAAAGATTTCATTAATTGTTGAATACTGCCATTTAAATATCCTGTACTATTAGCAATTTTAACACTATTAGATTCAAATATTGTACCAAGTTTTGGATGGTCTTTTACTAATTTATCAACAGATCCTTTTAAATCTGCATCAAATGTTTTTAAATTATCCAATAATACTTTTTTAGCTGCATCTGTAGGAGCATTTTCAAATTGTGTAATTAATTGTAATGTTTTTTCAACAGACTTTATTTCTGATTGATTATATAATTCATCTTTTAATACAGCATAATTACGCTTAACTACTTTTAAAAAGTTTTCAAAACCAGTATCTTTAAATGTTTGTGCAGTAAGTTTTCTTACAGTTTCTTGCGCTATTTCAAAAGCTTTAACACGTTCATCAAGTATTTGTTTTTGATTATTGTGAAATTCTCTTGTTTCTTCTACACCGCGTAAATTTCTTTGTTGTTTTTCTTTAGCTGCAAAAACTGATTTTAATTTTAATAATTCCTCTTCAGCTTTTTTCTGTGTTCCAAAAACATTAATATTAAATTTTTTACCTTCAGTAGCTATTGTATCATATGCTTTTAACAGATTCTTTTTAATTGTTTCATATGTTTCTTTTGGTATTAATTTATTAGATAACAATAGTTCATTATAATCAAACTCAGTTATCTCTTTATGTGCAGCTTTAAGATTAACTAAAGCAATAGAATTTTTTACCCGTTCTTTTTCAATTTCTAATATACGTTTTGTTTGTTCTTCTTCAAATTTTTTGAGGTCATTATATTTTGATTGTGCATCAGCAGATAATCCATGCTCTTTATATAGTTCATTTTGTTCATCTCTTATTTTTGTAAGAATCTCATATTCTTTTTGTCTACCTTCTTCAATCAAATATGATGGTGCACCAGCAGCAATATCTTTAGCTAAATCACTTCGTATTTTAGCAAGTTCACGTTGATCAGACATTTGTGAACGAAGTAAACTTTGGTACTCGTTAGATGATTTAAATAACTCTCTATCTTTTTTGTATCTTTGATTTTCAAGTTGTAATAATTGGTCAGTATACCCTACAATATTAGCTAACGCTGGTTCAAATTTATCATAAAACTGTATTCCACTTGCTTCATTTTTAAGCTGTTGTATTTTAGTAGTTATAGAACTTATTTGTTCATCAACTTCTAAATCTTGAAGATTAAAATCAAATATCTTTTTATCGTAACCTTCACCAATTTTAGCTATATTTTTTCTTGCATTTTTTACATTTGATTCAGACCTTCGTAATAATTCTTCAGCTTCACTAAATAATGATTCATTTCTTTGTCTTACAGTATCTATAGAAGTTTTTGCTGCTTTAGATAATTCTTTATACCATGCTTTATTCTTTTTCAGATGTTCGTTAGCATCCTTGGTGGCAGAGACATATAATTTAGTATAACTACCAGTTAATTTTTCTAAATTTTTAGTAGCTGTATTTATATCCTTTGTAAAAAGTTTATCTTGTTCTAATCTTACTTTCCTTGATGCCTCTTCCCATTTTTTATACTCATCTTTAGTAAGCTTTTGAATATGTGCTCTATGCTCTAAAATTTTAGCAGTAAGCAATGCAAGACCAGTTAGAACAAGACCAAATGGATTAAAGTTTAATGTAAAAAATACAGCAGCAAGTCCAGCGACTACTGTTTTTAATCCACCAACAGCTTTAGCAGCATTATTTACTAATGTAGCAAAATCTCCTATACCTTTTAATAAAAGTACAAATTGAATACCTACTTCTTCTAATTTTTTAAAACCATCAGTAGCCTCATAAAAAAATTCAAGTAAACCTCTACCAAGGTCTTCAGTAAAATAATTTTTAATTCTTGTTAGAGCGACTTCAAGTCTTTTACTTTCTTCGCGTATAGATAATCCAAAAGCAGCAGCAAATGCTTCTTGAGCATCACCACTTTCTTCCATAATAGCATTGAATCTTCGAAGTTTATCACCAGTTAAAGCTAATGCACCAGATATACCACGTATTCGGCTAATATACTTAGCTAATTCTGTTGTACTACCTTTAGTTTTTTCACGTAATATTTCCATTAAGCCAGTGAAACCATATACTTTAATTCCAGTTTCAGCAGAATCTATACCAAGTTCAAAAAATAACTTGTTCATTTCTTTTGTAGGCTTAATTAATTTTAAGAAAATACCACGAATCTGTGTCATTGCTTCAGAAGATTTAACACCTTGAATGGTAATTGAAGATAGTGCAGCATTTACCTCTTGATAAGAAACACCTAATTGCGAAGCAAGAATATTAACACGACCAATTGTACTTTCTAATTCTTCAGCTCTAATTCTACCAAGCTCAATAGTTTTAAATAAATTAGCAGCATATTCTTCTGCTTCATCAGCACGTAAACCAAAAGCATTTATACCAGCAGTTAAAAGATTAACTGATGTTGCTGTACTTGTTTTAGCAGTAATAGCAAATTTATTTGCTACATTTAAAAAATTTACAACTTCTTCCCGTGAGTTTGCTACCTGATTTGATAATGCTTGATATGCTGCTTCAGTTTGATCAAGAATATCTAAACCAAAAGAATCAGATAAACCTCTTAATGATGATAACCATTCATTTGTGCTTGAAGCATTTTGTTGAGAAATTGTTCTTACTTCTGCAATAGCTTTACCTAATGCTATTGCTTCAGCTGTACCATCTTGTAATCCCCTTATTAAACCAAAGACTAAACGATACGTTATATGTGTTGTCATAAAACGTACCATACTACTCCATGAAACTGTAAGGCTATTGGTAGCTGTTGTAGCTTTTTTAGTTGCAGCTTCTAATCTAGTTTCACCACCAGCAGCACGTAGTGCAGCAATAGCTAATTGTGTCTTAGATTTTGTAGCTACTCGTGTTTTTATACCTTGGCGCTCTAAAGCAAGCGTAGCTGCTTTTGCTTTATCCCTTAAAGCATTTTCTTTTAATGCCGCTTCATGGGCAGCATTCATTAAATCTTTTTTAGACTTACCGGTCTTTTGTGATACTAATCCTTGTCTTACTAATTCAGCATTTGTTGCTTTTGCTTTATCCCTTAAAGCATTTTCTTTTAATGCCGCTTCATGAGCAGCATTCATTAAGTCTTTTTTAGACTTTGCTGTTTTATTTGATGCTAATCCTTGTCTTACTAATTCAGCATTTGTTGCTTTTGCTTTATCCCTTAAAACATTTTCTTTTAATGCCGCTTCATGGGCAGCATTCATTAAGTCTTTTTTAGACTTTGCTGTTTTATCTGATACTAGACCTTGCTTCACTAAATCAGCATTAGTCTTGGCTGCTTCGTCTTTAAGTTTTTTCTCTGCCCAGGCTGCTTTCTCAGCTGCAGCACGTAGTTCTTCTTTAGTTTTTGCTGTCTTCTTAGATCCTAGCCCTTGTCGTTCTATCTCGTAATTTGCCCATGCAGCATTTATCTGGAGTTGTTTCTCTCTTTTAGCTAGTTTATCTGCAGCCGCCCGTAATTCTTCTTTACCTTTAGCAGCTTTTTTGGATATTAATCCTTGCCTCTCTAATTCAGCGTTAGCTCTAGCTGCTTTATCTCTTAAAGCATTTTCTTTTAATGCCGCTTCATGGGCAGCGTTCATTAAGTCTTTTTTAGACTTTGCTGTTTTTCCTGACACTAGACCTTGCTTCACTAATTCAGCATTAGCTTTAGCTGCTTTATCCCTTAAAGCATTCTCTTTTAATGCAGCTTCATGTGCAGCATTCATTAAGTCTTTTTTAGACTTTGCTGTTTTGTTTGCTACTAGACCTTGCTTTACAAGATCAGCATTAGCTTTAGTTGCTTCATCCTTTAATAATTTTTCTTTTTTAGCTGCTTTCTCTGCTGCTAAAGCTAATTCTTCTTTTGACTTGGACGCTTTTTTAGATTTTAATTGCTGATCAGAAATACTTTTATTTGCTTTTGCTATACTATTAGACGCTTTACTTTCAGCTGCCCCTACTTTACCGATTTTATCTATATATTTTTGTAGAGTACTAACAGCAGTATCAATCTTTTTTGACTGGCGTTCAAGAGAAGCTACAATTTTATTTAATTTAGCAACATATGTTTTAGAAACATTATTGACTCGTTCATGAGCTTTAGCAAGATTCTCCCAACTACGAGTAACCTTGATTAATGCTTTTTCTACAGAACTAAAATCAGCTGTTGCTTTTACTGTTTCATTAATAGCCATTGTAGCTCCTAACGCCTATACGGATTCAATACTTTATTAAGACCTTTTGGAAAATAATATTCCCAATTCTCATCAATGTATTTTATAAACTCATCACTTGCTTTTTCTAAACTATGCCATCTACGCTTTTCCCATCTAGCATATTGGTAAACTGTTATAGTAAAATAAAATTGCATAAATGGTCTTTTTTCAGAGCCAACTAAAAGTTTAGATTTCTTTTCTTCAGCTTTTACACCTTCTTTAATTTCACGATACCTACTTGCATCATAACTACCATCTATATGAGTAAGACCTTTTCTTCTAACTCGTTGAACTTTACCAACTATTTCAGCATACAATTCTGTTTCATAATCTGCTTTCTCTGCTAAAGGCAACATTGATGCAGCAGACATACCAGTATCAATAACAATACTACTGACAGCTGAGTCAATAAATTTTTTAGCAGCATCTTTCCATAATCTTTTAGCTGCGTTATAGAACTCAGTATTGAAGTCAACAAGAGTTTGTCTAAGATCACCCATTACTATTTTAGATGTTCCATAATCTAGTCTATCAACCATTATATTTTACACCCTAATGCTCTATACATATTCTTGTCATCTTCTGTTTTCTCATAGTCTCGAATATGATTATATGCGATCAACATAGCTTGACACCATACGTCACAATCGTCCCATGACTGTTTTATATTTGGTGGAAGGATTCCAAATCTTTCGCACGACTTCCATACAGCGTATTCAGCCGTGCGAAATTTAGGGAATATTACTCGCTTTGCGCTTCCACCTGACCAGCTAAAAAACGGTTCGTAGCCTCATCAATCTTCTCTTGACTTAGCCCATTAGCAGCAGTAACAGCATCAATTAGTCTAGCGATTTCAGGATCAGAAAAACCGGAAGATTGTAGTTCTTTTGTATAATTATCCCACGTTTCCGGTTTACCGTAATCTACTGTTTCCCATTCCAGATCATCAGTAGCTTTCAAAGATTCTAAAACCATCCAAGCAGTTTTTTGTTGTGCCCATTCCATAACTGCTTCTTTATATTTAGCGTTTTCAACATCTTTAAACGTAACGCCACCGGGTTTTGTAACTGTTGGAGGTTCTGGTGTAGGACAAAGAGCGTCAAATTTATCATAGTCTAAAACAGCTTTGGCTTTAAATATAATATCACCAGATTGCCTTGGTATAACAGCTATTACAACATTTGGTCCTTCAATTTTCTTTCCTTTAATTTTCATAAAGTCTCCTAATGGTGGCGACATATAGTGTCGCCACCTGATATAAGATTGTTAATTATTGTGCTTCACGAACAGCAGTTACTTCTGTGATGTTGCATTTGCCGGTACAGGAAATAGTACCAGCACTCAAGTCATAGTCAAGAGATTCCCAACGAAAGTCAGACAAGGTAATAGTTTCTTTGTCACCACAAGCAGCCGGAGTAGGCTCATAAAGGATCGTAATATCACAAGCATACGGTTGGCATGTGTCAGAGTCAGTAGATGTTAAAGAATCATCACCTTTGATCATCTCAACAATGGAACTACCAGAGTTAGAAATAAGATATTCCCAAACAAAATCCATGGAAACATCAACAGGTACTTCGTCACCTTCACGAACAGTACCACCAGTTAAAGAACCACGATCAAGATTATACTCAATGGTTCTAGCCTCAGTGTAGGTAAGATTACCTTCACCAACTTTTACTTCAACTTCAACGGGCGTTGTAGCCCCATCACTAAGAGTGATAGTACATTTCTTAAGGTCGATTTGAGCAAACACCGGTATCCAAGGTGCTGCCATAAGACCGGTCAACTTTTTCATTTTTACCTCCTAAGCATCTAAGTATAATTCGTAATGACCTTCAACAGTTGCCTGTATTAATTTTGTTTCAGGTTCGATCTGTCCAAAGTGATTCACCTGAATCCTTTCACGTTTACGTTTGTCCTGTTTTAATTTTGCACACGCAATAAAACTGTCATCATCGTCGACACCTTCTCCATACTTATAGATAGGTATTTCAGTAAAGGCAGCCGAGACTTCACCAGCCAATCTATGAATAGCATGTAAATCTGTCTCACTTAATAAGGTCTGTAGCATGATATTAATCTCAAAATACACATGCCAATAGTCCTTACTAGTTTCGGTAAAGTACGGCCCATCCATCCGAAACTCAATGAACTCAGTAAGACTTTCAGTTTCTCTATGAGCACCTTCAACAAACATAGTCGCACTAACATTTTGATCAAAGTGATAAGAGCATGATGCGAATATCCATCTTGGCCAATTAGAGTCCATGACTAATTCCCAGTACTGATGATATGTTTAGCATGAATTAAATAACTTTTATCGTCTGCCGTTTTTACAAAAGACTTTAATTCATATTGATCGTCATTAAATTCAATGTGATCATTCTTACTTAATGAAAAGTCTTTTGGCATATCTTTATTATCGATTATGATGATCCTACCTTCAACATCAAAATATCCGCCGTATGTGAAATTTTTATTAGCGGCAATATAGGACAGATCGTAAACAAAATCTCTAGTAGCATTTGCTGGCAAAACGATAGCGCGACGAATCTTTATCTTACGATATTTACGTTCTATTACGCCTGTTCTTAAATCAGTATCATTAACAATAGGGCTACAGACTGTAATACTCATACCGTAACTACGTTTTAGTCTGTAGAGTATGACACTAATTTGTCTAAGATTGTTATCAGGCATATGTCGCTCCTTTTGGGCTGGCCGAAGCCAGCCCTAAAGATTACCGTATTACCCCAAGATCATACAACCAAGAGAAGTGTCAAGAGTCTTAACACCGCACAGGAGGTCGACCGTCACCAAGTGACCTTGTTTTTCACCATTGTAAGTGATTGTTACACGAACGGCCAAGCCATTGTAGTTAGCAACAAAAGACAACGCGCCAGTACCTTCAGCAGGCGGAGCCAGCGGACGAGTTACGAGAGAAATGGCATTGCGATGGAAAGCAAAGCTATAATCTCCAGCAGGCCCAAGACCCACAACTGCGTCATCAGCAACTGATGCATCCAACGGACGGCTCAAATCCAAAGCAGTAGTTGTCGGAGTTGACAATGCACTGTAACGACCAGCAGTTGCACCAAAAGAAACCATCTGACCGATTTTCGGGGCAACAGAAAAACCATCAACAACCAGAGTTTTACCGTAGCCAGCAGCATAGCCAGCACCCAAGTTTACTGCGCCAGGAGTATAGATAGTTACAACAGCGTCATCAACGATTGCGCTACGGAGGCCCGGGCTGATTGTAAGTTCAGTCGGAGTTGCGCCACCAACAGTAGCAGTAATCATCTGCGGAGTCATATCACCAGCGATAGTACACCAAGAACCTGCTGCGATAGCTGCGGATAATCCATCAACAGTGATAGTGGTATCACCGATTGCAGAACCACCAGCCTCATTAACGGCTCCAGTTACAACGGTAGAACCAGTGGCAACGCTTGGGGCATTTTGAGACATAAAGAAATCAAAACCCATCTTGCGACCAAGAGAACCTTCTCTCATTGCCGTTCCGTCATCACCGATTTTTTCAGCATTGGTGAAGTCAACAACTTCCAACAGATCACCTTCAGCATTCGGAGTCAGAATAATGTTACGACCCACCAAAGGAACCTTATTGGTATTCATTGCTTCGCGAGCAGCGATAACGGTAGCTTTGGTAATATCGGTTCCGAGTTTACCGACGAGAGTTGATTGAAAATCGTAAACTTGACCGAGTACTACTTCATCTACCATCTGAGCGATAGACTGAATTGCCGGAACAAGATACTCTTGACGAAGTGCTTTGAAGCCTTTGCTTTCTTCACCATCACGAATGAGGAATGAAGTATGCAGATGCTGATTCAAAACAACAGGCACGTTAGTTGCCGTTGCATCTTGAATTGTTACATCGTCAGTATCGACTTTACGTTTACCAGTAAAGGTAGCCGGGCGACGTGTGTTAACAGTATCACCAAACATGGCAATCTCATCTTCAAAATCACGATGTACCAAGTTGGCGGCGACCATATTTGCTTCGAGTACCATCAAAGATTCTTGCGCCCATACTTCAGGGATAAAAGCATCAAGATCATTTGCGAATACCGGATTCCAGATTTTTGTGAACAGCTCTTTCATTGTTGTCCTCCTTACAAATTAATTAATGTTTAGCAGTTAGCTAACGACTAAAAATTTACTTCACCTTTTTTGCGTGCTTCACGATACGCTCTAGCGTCTTTAGCGAGATTGCTGACTGAAGTTTTCTTACCTCCAGGTTTATTCGTGCCACCAACACCGCCAGTACCTACACCCTCAAAGAGGTTTTGAAACTTATCTATTTCTCGCATCCTCTTGACAGCTTCCTTAACAGTAAGATCAAGAGTAACCGGCGCATTATCCTTGTCAACATCACGAAACTTGACTTTAGGAATCATCTCGCCAGTGGGTGTACCTTCCTCGTCAAGTTCTTCAACAAGACGAGTATCTGGATAAAGCATTGCAATAATTTGCTCAGGGACAAACGCCTTCGCACCGACTGCTTCATCAGTTATAGCTCTCTTAATAGTAGAGGTCGTGTACTTAGTTTTCCATGTATCTCTATCATTGGTAAGTTCCTCGACCGTCTTTTTGTGAGTTTTCTCCAGCTTTTCTTTTTCTTTCTTTGCAAGCTGTTCTTTCGTGAGAAGCTCACTTTTCATAGTGTCAATACGTGACTCTAAATCTTTTCTTTCAGTCTCTGTGAGAGAGGCTTTTGTCTTTAAAGCCTCAAGCTCGCCTATAGCTTTTTCTGTTTGGGCTTTATGCTTACGCCTATCTTCAGCCAGCATTCGATTAACATCATCTTGTGTGAAGGTCTTAGTGGTAGTCTTAGTGCTGTCGCTACTAATAGTGCTACTGTCACCTGTGCTAGCATCCCCGCCATCACCTGCGTCGCCTCCAGCATCTCCTCCAGCATCTCCACCATCTCCTTCACCATCAAAAACTACAAACCAAGGCTTCACATAATCTAATAACATCATAATTTTTCTCCTCATTAAATTGAGTTAGCTTACCCTACTAATAATAATTGCTTTAGAATCACGCAAGTAGGGTTTTAAAAGTCTCCAAGCACGGACGCTTGGAATACCAGCCAAAATGTGTTCCTGAACAATTGAGCGATCATATGTTGATCTGACATTACCATACCCCTGTGACGTCATAGCAAGATTCTCAAAC